GCTGCGGAGACGCCTACTGAGTTTATAGTCAGCGTATTCCCGCTAGCTGGAGCTGGGATTACGATATTCGGCGCGAAGCCGATTGTCGTTACACCGCCGGCCGTAGTAATCGAGATCTCATTCGCAGCGCCTACAAGCGTTGTTCCAACACCTAGACTGATCGTCGCGTACGGGCTAGCGATGGTGCCGCTCACGGTGATCCCGTTCACGCCTACCGCGTTACGAACGTCCGCGCCCTTCAGCAGGTTATTTATGAACCCGCGGAACCATGTCGCGTCCCAATCCTTCGGGATCGAGAGCGCGCTCGCGCCGGTCAGCCCGGGCTTAGATTTTAGTGCGAGAACCATCTTACCACTTGCACGGCTCAACCATCGCGGTGATGTCGACCGCGAACGTCGGCGACGCGTCCGTCACACGGAACTGCAGCACCAGGCTGTAGTACTGCCCCAGGTTCCACCAGATCGCGCGGTTCGCTGTATCTCCCGGCACGCCGAGCGTCTGAGAGTCGTCTCCCGACACGTCAAACGTCTGCCCCCAATTATCTGACAGCAGCAAGCTAATACGCGGCGCGACTCCCGGCGTTGGTCCTGCGCCCGCCGTCACCACCGCCTCGACACGCCGCACGATCTGTCGATTGTTCTGACTGTAGAGCGGCTGTGTCGTGAAGGCGCACACAACCGGCGCGTTCGCGTTACCAAATTCATTTTGTACGGTGTCGTCCAAAAAACCGATGGTGCCGCTCTCTGAGTCTCCTACCAGCTGCTTACCGAACGCATTCAGGTAGCTCAGGCCGCGGTACTGCACTTCCTGGCCGTTAAGCACCGACACCAAATCAAACCACTGCTGCGTCACACAGTCATATACGAGCGTGCGCTCCGCTAGCGGTATCGTCAGGATCCAGAACGGGTGCCCGTTCCATGTTGGGCCGCCGGCCGGTGACGACAGCGAGTACGTGCCCGGCAGCAGACCGAGCTTGTTCGCGTTCGACAGCACCGCCTCGACGCCAGCCGTCGAAATACGTACCGGGGTCTGCCCGTTACGTCGGCGCACTGTCAGATCGTTGGCAACCCACATAACCGAGTTGTCCTGCAGCGAGATGCTGAAGGGGCACTGCGGGTGCACGCCGTACGGCATGTACGTATCGGACGCGGCGCTGAAGGGTGTGCCGGTAGCGTTGCCGGTGTTCACGAAACCTTCAGACGAGCGCGATCCGAACATCAGGACCTCGCGGTGATCGACGCACATCCCATAGAAAGGGTCCGTGCCGAACTGCCGATTGAACGAGGCGGCGGTGGTGAAGGTGATCTGCGCGTTGCCAGACACCTGCCGGCCGTCGTCATTAAAAAACGTGACGGAGCCGTTGCCGCCGTTGTTGTTCGCCAGGAACACGATAAAGGTGTCCACGTACCAGACATCGACCGCTCCGCCAAGAGTCAGGAAGAAGGTGCTCGTCAGCTGCTGCAGGCCGCCGCCTCCAGCGAACGGGGTGTACGTGAAGCAGGTGTCGGTGTTCGGCACCAGGATCACGAGGCACGCGCCGTTGTCCGTCATCCGCACGAAGCCGTTACCGATGATGCCGCCGGCTGAGCCTGGCACCAGAGTGAACACGCCCGCGCTGCTCACCGTGAAGAGATCGAACCCGACCACCGCATATACGACGCCGGCCATCTCCCACATGCCGCGCAGAGGGTTCGTCAGCCCGCTCGGCGTGAACGTCGAGAGCCCGGGCCAGCGCCGTAAGACGGCGGGCTGCTGAGACTTCTCATCGTCAGCCTGCGCCTGCGGCGCTGGCTCTGGGTAGCAGCCGACCAATCGCTTCGCGCCAGCGCGCAAGTCTGCGAGCTGATACGACGCGAGCGGGAGCGGGATGTCAGTCGGTTGCGCCTGGCCCATCAGCCAATAAAGCGAGAACCCTTCAAAAGATTATCTGTGGCCGGTATCACTCGTAGGTTCTCCGTTACGTGCAGCCCGCTCACCAGCTCACCGCATAGCGGGATCTCGTGATCGACGTGGTGCGCTATTCCAGTATCCCGGGTTTTGCGCGCCGCCTCTTTGTAAAATTCTCTAATTGCTTTCAGGTCCGCCCACTTCGGAGTGCGCTGCAGTTGTGCCGCCTGTCGCGCTCTACGCTCGGCTGCGCGCCCGGCCTTGCGATGTTCTGTCTTACGACATTTCCTCTCGCTGGCTGCCTTCTGCGCCTTGCGTTCAGGTGTCTGCTGACGTCTCTTATCGGCCTCACGAAACCAGCGCATGTTTCCTTTTGCACGCATCTTGACGCACTCGACACATGTGCTATTGACTACGTGTCGAGCTGCCACATGCCCGTTTCGGCACGGGATACCGGTAAAGTACGTTTTCTCACCACTAGCTCTAGCAGCGGCTGCCATCAAATTTCCAGCTACAGTTCTACCCATGAAGGTAGTTTAAACCAAGTTGGTACCTGTGTGCAACATCCCTAGCATAAGAGGGAAACCTAATGAAATCAATAACATGAGCCAGTTCGGGCCGCCCCACGGACCGCCTTGAGGGCGCGATAGCTCGCCGAGGTCACATTCCGTATACTTCAGATATCGCTTGGTCAGGCGCTTCATTGCGCCCTTGATCAGGCTACCCAGATCGAATCCAGTATCATCCATCGACGGCGGGATCGTGATCCCGTAGCGCGCCGAGAGCCAGCCGGCCAGAACGTACTTGACGTCGGCAATATCTTCGTCTTTGAGAGGTGCGATGCTGTTCAGCTGCGCAATCGTCTGCGGGTACCAGCCAATGTTCCCCCAACCGTCGCGCATCTGCGTGAGCAAGTTGTCGTTGAGGATAGTCATCCCGTTGGCGGACTGCGTGGGCGTAGGAGCGCGCCCCTCGCGTACGACGCCAAGAATCTGGAAAGATTCGGTGATGATCTGCTGGTTGGTCTGAGCCATTACGCCTCTGTTAAAAATTCAGTGCCGGTCTCTCCCGACTGCCAAGCCTATTTAAATTGGTGAGGCTTTCACACAAAAGCGCCTACCGGGTGAGGGCGGTGGCGCAATTCTTTTTATTGCACGCGGATCCAAGAGCGCGGGTTCACCGCTGCACCGCTGGCCGGCTGGAAGCCGTTCAGAGTGTACTTGTATCGAATTGTCATTGCCGCGCTACCGTTCGCTGCTGAAGCAGCTGCGGTAAGTTCGGTAACCGCTAGGAGAACACCGTTGACAATAGCGTCACCGGTATTCGCATTCACAGTTAGAGACGTGATCTGTTGCGTCGAAGTGATCGAAGCGTCAGCACCGTCCACCGGATTCAGCGGCAAGTTCACGGTCAGAGCAGCCAGCGTGCCGGTGGGGTTGACCACCAATACGCCGGTCTGCATCGTGATCGTCGATCCCGTCACCAGGGTAGCCCCAGCGTAGAAGTCGAACGGAACGCCAACCACGTCGCCGTGCCCATAACCAACTTGATAGTTACTCATTTTCTATATTCCTATGGGTTAGGCAGCAGACGCGACTTCGATGTTCCGCACAGCCAGCTCGGGATAAGCGAGCACGGCGCCGACAATCGAGTCGAGACGAGCCGGGAGCACGTCGTTAGACGGATCCCACTGTTGCGCGAAGCGGATGTTGTACCCTTCGAACGCTTCCGCAGCCGTCATCTTGACGAGGGGGCTGAGGTCTAGCATCGGGGGGTTCGCAAACACAATCGCGTCCCGGTACCAGCCGAGGGACTGCTTGATCAGCGCGCCATTGAGCGCGGCAATCGCGGCAGCGCCGCTCTGACCGAAGATGCTGATGGCAGCGCCCGAGGCCGGAACGTTGTCCACGTTCTGGTACGCACCGCCAGTGATAATACCCGGCGCAATCGGAAGTGCGACGGCTCCTGCGGTGTCACTGATGGTGGAAGTCACAACGAACTGCTTGGGCCGGCCCAGGGACGCCTTCGTCTCGGGATCGACCTCGTTCACGCCCGCGATGCTGATCACATCACCAGCGTTGAAGGTGGAGAGACCCGCAGCCAGACCGTTGATGTTCAGCGTGAAGGTCGAAACGAACGCGTTGCCCGCGCCCGGGTTCGACTGACCAGCACCGTTCACAACGGGAGCTGAGATCGTGCTGAACGAGCCGATGACGTGCGTCGGGAGCTTCGTGTTACGGAAGCAGACGTAGCCAGCGGCCTTGTCGGCAATCACACCCTCAAGCCATTGGTCGGAGACGGTCGAATCGGGGTTGAAGAGCCCCTTGTTGTCACGGACGAAGTAGCGCGAGGTTTGCGGGGTCGCCGTGAAGGTGCGACGGTCGTCTTCGGGGGCCAGGGCCTCCGTCAGATACTGCTCATTCTGCAGCAGCTGGTCGTAGGTAGCCGT